CCTTTTAGCACGGCAAAGTCAGTCTTGGTCATGCCCTGCCAAGACCTGTCAAAATCGAGGTCTTTATCAATCGACTCAAGCTCTTTGTTGTTTGCCTTTAGAGCTTTTAGCAACGCCTCTTGTTCTTCGGCGTCTTTTTCCAGAGCTTCTAATAGTTTTTCCTCGTTCATTTTTTATACTTGGCGAGTTTTGCTTTATTCGCGGCAATTCGCTCATTTACCGCTTTAAGTTTTAAGTCTAAATCTTGCCTGCGCGCCGTAGCCGCATCTGCTTTCTGCTGAAGACTCTTGAGGACATTTTGCTCGCGCTGATCAATCTCCTTGATCTTGCCCTTGACTGCTTCGATTTTTTTTTCGATTCGGCTTATATCTCGTCTGCCTTTGGCAAGTTCAGCTTTGACCTCGGCGTCAGTCCCTTCAATGCGGTCGCGCAATCGCTCGCCGCGCGCGCTATTTCCGCCGCCTCCACCTTCATCACTCCCGCCACCGGACGAACCGCCCGATGAGTCGCCACCACCACCGCCCCCTTCACCGCCAGCGCAAGTGTTCCCCGGCTCAAATCCACCGGAGCCAGTGCCGCAGTTAAAGTCGCGCTTCATTATTTTTGCGCGACTGTCAAAAGGTGGAGGCGGGGGGCTTTCACCCCCGTGCCAGACTCCGCAGAGTCGGTCGAAGCAATCGCCCCCGTTAAAGTTTAGCCTTCATCGTCATCGACGGCATCCATCTGTGCCGCGCGGGCCGCAGCCCATGACGCGCCCGCATCGCCGCCCCACAAGGCCCATGCGATACGGCCAGCGGACGGATAACCGTCCTGCCCCGGCTTAAATCCTTCGCCCTGCTTATCGACTTCGTGACGGGCAAAATAGCTGTTCATGCGGCGAATCGTATCCGGTGAAAGGTTGGCGCGATTCATTAAGTCACGCGCACGGGCGACTCCGACCTCCGTGCCTCCGCGTCCGTATTCCTCGCGCCACTCAAGGCCGCGCTTGGCCTCGACCGCAAGGGCGGCGGTTGGCTTGAAATTGATGTGCGCGTATTTGCGCGGGATGGCGAGGTCGTGCCGGTGGCTAAAGTCTGCCTCGCGCGCGGCCTCGCGTATCTCATCCGGTGTGATCTCTCCGACTTCGATGTTGTCGAAGATGCGGTTGATGGTTTCTGCGGGGAGCAGCGGGAACGCAGCGGTGGCGATTGCCTTGCCCGCCTCGGAAGTAATGATTCCGCTCGCCACGGACTGCGCCAGTTCAAGCAACGCCTGCACCTGTGCGCCGTTGAGCGCGGTGTCCTGCACCGTCTCGGCGGTCGCGCCGTCTGGCAGTTCGACTTCGCCATCGACCGGAGCCGTGACGGGCGCGCGGTTGGGATCGGTGGCAACGGATTCGATACCGCCAGAGATTTCCGCAGGCGTCACATCCATTTCCTCCGCAAGCTCACGGATATACGCCGCCTCTTTGGCGCGCTGCCTCATGCTCGCCTGCCAATCGTGGCCCGCCTCGCCGTAAAGTTCGGCAGCGGTCGCCAGACCCATGCGCCAGAGTTCGATGTCGGCGCGAGCGTCACGCCCCGCGTCAATGCTTACCGACCCCGGCCATTGCCATTGGCCGAGCGTGACTTCGGGGCGGTTCGGCAGTATTCGCTTTGCGGCGGCATCCATCAATGCGAGGCGCACGACCTTGTTCAAGAACTGCGCCTCAAGCTGATAGCGCCAGAAGTCGAAGGTGCGTTCGGCCTGCCGCAAGTCTTTGCGCGCTTCCGGCCCTGCGCTGGTGCGGTCGAGGATGACGCGAGCGGAGGCACCAAGGGCGCGACACATCCGATTCTCCAAGTATTGCACGAAGTTGGCGAAGGCGGCAGCAGGGCGGTCACCGCTCTTGAACATCTCCATGCTCTCGCCCGTGTTCAGATAGTTAATGCGCCCCGGTTCCAGCGCGGTCAGTTTAAGCTCGTTGCCGAATTGGTCTTTCTCCCCGCGTAGCACGGACGCCATTTCCTCGTCCGCGCCGTATTCGGTCTTGACCACACCGGCCTGCGACGAGGCCCACCGCGCGGCCATCTTCTCGTATTCGATCAAGTCGGCTACGTCCTGCGCGTCATCCAGCATCGGCGCCAGCACCGAGCGGCCCCGGTATTCATCGGGGCGGGTAAAGTTGGCGATGTGGCAGAAGTTCTCCGCGTCGATTTCCTCAAAGCCGAGATAGCTGCCAGAGCGATTGCGCTCATACACGCGGTATTTCACCGGACGCCCATTGGCATCAATCGTGATGCCGCCAATCTGTGACGGGTCGTTAAGGTCGAGGTCGATGTCGCGCCCGATCCGGTCGGCGGTCACGGTCTGAAGTTTAAGGTCGTCCCCGTCACGGACAAGGATCACGCCGCAGTCGCCATCGACCAGCATTGAGCGGAAGACCAACTGCGTAAGGCAAAGCAGTGAGTGGCGTCCGGTAAGGTCGCAATTCTTAAACCACTGGTTCAAGTAAGCCTCAACGTCTTGGTCGAGGGCGGTGTCGCCCGTGCGGGCTTGGTAAGAAAGCGTGCCTGCCGTGTGAATGACGAAGTGGGTAAGGATTGCGCGGACGGTGGAGAAGTTATCGTCTAAGTCGCGGGCGCGGCGCATGAGGCGGATGCGCTCGGTCGTGCCGCCGATTTCCTCGGCGGGCATATTCTGCCGGGGCTGCGGGCGGGCGCGCGTGACCTTGGCCGCGTCGAAGCGCCCGAAGGCGGTGAGCTTCTGGCGGGCAATCTCCCGGCGCAGGGCGGTGCGGGGGCTGAACAGGGCGATAGTGTGGTCAACAAGGTTCATGAGCGGACGCCCGCGAAGGAGGCGTGGGTCGTGCGGCGGCGGCTACCGGAAGCGCGGTCGAGGGCGGCGGTGATGTCGCCAAGCGTGTTCCGCATCTCGGTCAGATTGGCTCGGGACAGGCTCCGTCCGCCGATGGAATAGCTGACGCCGTTGGTGGCAATCGCCTTGATCGCGGCAACATACTCGTCGCGCAACTCGGTAAGAGTCGCCGTTGGTAAGCCGTAAAAGTCGGAACGCGCCATGCTTTCCTCAAACTGTCAAAGCCCCAGCAATCGCAGGATCACTTTCGCCGTGGCCTCGACCGACCAGACAAAGCCCAAGGCGGCGAAGCAAAACAGAAAGATCGGGATGGCGAGCGAACCGCGCGGACTCACAAGCCAAACTCCGTCTTAAGTTGCACGGCGAGTTTGGCAAGGCGCTCAAACTCATAAAGGAAGTCGCGGGCTGCGTCTCGCTGCCACTCTGAAACGTGCTTGTAATCCGTTTTGAAGTTTAGCACGAAGGGCGGCTTGATCTTGTCGCCTTCCCCGGTGTCCGGTTTCGGCTCGGCTTCGGGCAGGACGCCAGCGGCAACGTAGGCATCCTGCAATCCTTTGAGCGTGGGGTTCTCTGCCAAAAGTGCATCGAGATTCACTTTTGCCAGCTTCATCCACTTGGCGAGCGTGCGATAACCGCGCTCGCCTGCGTTAGCCTCCAGCCATGCTTGGAACTCTCCGTGCGCGATTAGCTCCTTGGCTTTCAAGCAGACCGCGCCTGCGTTCCATGCGTGACGGATGGCAAGCTCGGCCCCGGCTTGAGCAAGGGCAGCGCAGCGGTCGGCTTCGTCAGCGCAGCGGGTTAGCTCGCGGGCACAAGTGTCTGCATCAAGGCAGAGCGCGAGGTCGAGAGACGGTGATACGAGTTGGAGTTCGGTGTTTTGCATAAATTTGATTTTCGTTCTTTGTGAACCCGCAGGGCGCGCGTTCGATATGATTCGCGGGCGGTGTCACTTTTCATGTGCCGCGCCGTGGGGAGGTCGAGATCGTCTTTGATGCTGACGATGACCTTGGAGACGGCGGCGCGGGTCACGCCGTATTTCTTGGCAATCTCGGTCTGGCTTTCCGGTTTCCTGTTTATGACCGCCAGATAACACTCCGCCTTCATCGCGGTCTGCCGTGTCTGCGAATTGGTCAACGCTTGCAGGAGGCGGATCGCCGCCTCATCCCCGAAGGTGCGCGAGGCTTGGCCCCCGCCTTCTTGCTGCTCGTAGTCCTTCCAGAACTCGCGGAAGACTTCCAGCGACCACCAATCCAGCAGGGCGCGGAAAGACGCAAGCTGCGCGGGAGCGGCTACGCGACAGCGAGCGTCTAAAAATAAATCTTCCGCAGTATCGTGCGGCAGTTCCGGCCCGCACCATGCTTCGTTGAAATCGGCGGGGTCAGCGTGTTTTGAGTCGTGGGTTATCACGACTCCGGGCGGCGCGTAGGCTCATGGCGCGGAGATTACCACAAAGCGGGAATCGGTCAAATGGCCCCCTTGCGCTGCAACGCCTTGAGGCGGCGAACCTCCCCGGACTTCTTCCCCGCCTCGGAGTAATGCGCCTTGCTGCGGGCTTTAGCCTTGCCCGTGCCTGCCTGCCCGCCCCTCTTGCCGAGGGCGGCGGCGGCTTTGCTGATTGCGTCACTCATAGCTTGATCCAGTTGGGAGCCTGCCACGCCACGCCGCGCGCGGCAAGTTCGGGGTGGTTGCGCTTAACCTCTTCCAGAGGGCGCGGGATTGAGTTCGGCTGGCCGCGATAGATCGGGGTCGCCTCGCCGTTTTCGTCAATGCTGATGTGGCTGCGCGGGACTTGCTGCATCAAAGCAATCACTCGCCGCTGCTCGGCTTCGGGTGCGTTGCCAGATAGCGCCATCCACTCTGCTTGAATCTCGTTGAGTCGCGCCACGTTCATACGGCGTAAGGGCTGGCGGTCACGATATACTCGTCCCGGTCGAACTCGACCACGATGATGTTCTGCGGCTCGGCCTCGTCAAGCACGGGCTTGGGGGCGGCGGGCTTGATGGGGAAGGGAATGATCTTGTCGGTTTTCATGCCGCCTCCGCTTTGAAGATCGGGGCCATGCTGTAATCGTCGGGCCGTAGGTATTCGATGCCGCTGCAATCGGTTTTGATCTTGGTGCGGCGGACTTCGCCGTTGTAGCGAATGGTAGCGGTTTTAGCCGTGCGCTTGATGACGAACAACTCAAAGAAGCAGTTGCTATCGCAAATGCTGCGAGTGACGTAACGGGCGGCGGCTTGGATAGTGGCAGTTGGCGTGTTCATTGTTCTGTGTTCGGTTGGTTAATTGATTAGGCAGCAAGGGCTTCGCGGTGCGCAGCGGCAACAAAAAGAATCTTACGCATGGCGTCCGAGCGGTAGTGGTTAAGAGCTTCGTCGAGGCTGCGGTAGAATTTGCCCATGCCCTTCCACGCGCGATGACTCGCGTTGTTTTGGCAAATGTCGATGCCCCACTTGTTGAAATAGACGTAGGCAGAAATTTTACCGCAGGCGATTTCCATGCCGACTCCGGTTTCGTTTTTGCTGGTGTTGATGATTTGCGGTGTGTGGTTGGTTTTCATTACTCCCCCAAGATAAAGCCAACCGCTTGCCTTTGTAAAGAAAAAGATTCACCTTTTTTCATCTTTTTTTTCACCCCCCTAAACCCCTGCAAATGACCGCTTTACGGGGTTGCCTTCTCTGACGGACGCTCGGCGGCGGGGGTTAAGACCTTCGCCAACAACGCAGCCACGACCTGCATTTTCTCGCAGTCGCGCAAGTGGTTCGGCTTCCCTTTCACAACAATCCATTTCGTCGAGACCTTCCCCGTCACGGCGTTGCGAAGTTTCTTCCGCACCGTGCTTGCAAGATGTTCGTGCCAATCAAGCGGGAAGTCTTTCGGAAATTCCCAGCGCACCGGATCGGAGCGGCGTAGCGCGTCTAAAATATCCTCGCACGTTGGCGCGGAGAATTTAATCAGCGGACACGTTCGGCGCGCGAGCGTCCCGGCATCCCATCTCCCCCCGCCCGCAGGATCGCCGCGCTCCGGGCGGGCGTAAGCGCGTTGCACTTTGCGTCCGTTGTCATTCCACGTGAAACTTTCGTTGTCGCTACCGCGCAGGGCGACATAGCCAAAGCGGCAGCACGCAAAATAAACTTCGCGCGAGGCGAATGCGGAATCGACAAAGACGCAGGGCGGACGAATCTCATGTTCCTCGCGCAGCTTTTCCAAGTCATCCCACGTTTCGATCCGTCCCGCGAATCTTCCGCGCGAGCGTCCGTCCTTGCTCCAATCGCGGATGACGGCCCAGAAATGGCGACCGCCTGCATCTTGAACGTCCACGGTCATTGCGGAGAACTCGGCCTCGTCCCAACGATCCCCGGAAAGGTAATTGCTGGCGGCGGTCTTGACTTCTTGTTCCTTGTCGGAGTCCTCGACCCACGGCTCGGCCAGCGCGCCGTTGACGAAATCTTGCAGGCCAAGGAGCGAAGCCTTTTGCCGCAGGAAGATGACGGCAAGCTCGCCAAAGCCGCACGACCGCCACGGGGCGTAAAGCGAATTGAGGTGATAGCTGCGCCTCCCGCCAGCGGCGTTAGGGTTTGTTGGTCGCCACTCCCCGGCGCGAAGCATCCGCGTCTTGTGTCCGTCCGTGATCCGGCCCTTACACGCTTCGCACTCGTAGTAAGCGGTGGCTCGCACGGCATCCTCGTTCCATGCGCCATCTTCCCCGCGCGCGGCGGTGTCCCACTTTACTTGCCCCCAGAGCAGGCGTTGCATGGCGTTGCAATGCGGACACGGGACGAAATAGAAACGCTGGTCGCCTTGCTGGAAGGCTTGCCAGATTTCCCCCTCCGGGGTGGTCGGGGTTGAAGACTTTACGCGCAGGGCGTTGGTGTAGCTCTTGGTGCGGTTCTCGGCCAAGGCTACGGCGGATGATTCCTTTTCGGAGGCATCGGCCATCTTGTCTGTTTCATCCATAATCAAGAGTCCCGCAGGACGAGACGCAAGATTTGAGGGAGAGTTTGAGCCGATGAAAACCAACGTGGCATCGCGGAATTGTTGCTCAAGATTCTTGAAGCGGTGCGTGTTGCTCGGCTTCAAGGCCCGCAGCTTGTCGCAATCGTCCACCATCGGCTGCCAGCGGTTTTCGCTGAATGACCGCGCAAGGCTTTCGCTCGGCATGACCCAGATGGTCGGCACTGGATTGTTGACCAGACGCCACGCTGTTCCAATCATCATGGCCGTGGTTTTGCTGGTCTGACTGCCAAAGCACAAGGCCAAGTCCGTCACGCGGGGATCGGCAAAACATTGCAGCGGCTCGCGGATGTAAGGCGTGAGCAGTGTCGAGTAAGGGCCGGGGGTTTCCGTCTGCCGCCGCGTGAGAACAACTTCATCTTCTGCCCATTCCCACACTTCGCGCGCGTCGATAGGCGCAAAGACATCGCGCAAGCTCCGGTCGAGTTGTGCGGCAAGATTCATTGCGCGATGAGTGGTAGCGACATTTGCGGGTGCGTGACCTTGCTTGATTTCCGCAAGTTGGCCTTGGCCCACATCGGGCGGATGTTTGTCCAGTTGCAGGCAATCTGCACTTGGCGAATGTCCGACAAATCAAAAGCCGAGAGCGGCACGATGTGATCCATGTGCCACTTGCCAAAGTTGTCCCAAGTCATGCCCGCAACAAACTGCGCCTCAATGTGCTTTTTGAAAAATTCCGGTGTGCAGCCCAAGTAAGCGCGCGTCGATTGAGTCTTGGAGCGCAGCGCGTGTCCTATGCGTGATCGGATTGCCGCAGCCATCCGCGCCTTGGGCGTTTGATTGTATCGCGCTGCGCTGGCCTTGCGGCGTTCGGGATATCGCTCAAGATAAGTTTTTTGATACTCTTTGAACTTGTCGCGCATCTTAGTGCGATACGCTTTTTTCTTTGCTCGGCAGGATGGCTTGAGGCTGCTTTTGCGATTGATTTCCCTCACCCGTTCTTTGTTGGCCTTGTGCCATTCGCGGATTTTCCTCTTGGCCTCGGCCCATGCCTCCGGGTCTTCCGCCTTGAGTTTGGCGCGCCATTGAGCGGCTCGCAGTCTTGCGCGCTCCTTCTTCGCCTCTGGCGAGAGAATCAACTTGCCCGATGCGGGCGAATAAACGTAATTGGGATCAGCTTCAATCATGGTCAAGTCATGGTTGCGGTTAGGGCAACAGGAAGGCTCAATTTCCTGTTGCCCAAATATTACCACGCGCAGGTTTTTCTGGCAATGGGTCATGCCGCCTTGCGCCATTTCTCATGCAGCAACTTAGGTGCCGCATTGTTCCATTGTATGCTGTGGTGTAGCCTGCGCTTTACCGCTCCCATCTCATTGATCTTGGTGCAGGATGGAGCATACAGAATCGTGTAAAAACTTTTGGTGTAAGTGCCAGCGCGCAGATAAAGCTCAGTCATTCCCCCGGATGTTGATTGTGTTGGCTTCTGACTAATCTCTACATTAGACACCTGCATAAACAAATGCCCGCGTCTCCCTTCGCACGTGTAAGTGCTAACGTCCTCATTCATCCGCCCACAAAACTTGAAGGGTTTTTGTGTATCGCAAATCCAAGTGTTCATGCACTTGCGCTTTAGCCACAGCGCGCGCCCAACACTACTTTTTGCGCCACCTATGAACTCGCCACCCTGAGCCATTGCTATACTTGTTGCGTTGCTGCGTTTGTAAAACTCAAGCAAAGCGTCTAGCACTACATCCAGAGACTTGATGGGCTTTTGGACATATTCATATTCTCCACCAGCCTTATAAGTAAATCTGGTGTAATCATCGTCTAGCTGCATGAAGTAGCGATACCCAAGTTCACGAGCCACATCAAAACAGGCATTGCGAGCATAGACAATAGCAGACCTGTGCTGATAGTTGTCTCCAGCATCAACCGATTGCGCGACTTTCTTTTTGTCGAAGACATACACTTGACTGCCAAACATGCGTTTATGGTCTTCAATCGTCTTGTCTTCGTTGTCGATCAGCACACAGATCGGGCCAGTGTATCCCTGTTTCTTCAGAGAGTTGTAAGTGTGAACCTTGTTCGGTCGGCCATGCGTCAAGATCATGGCAATGAAGTCTTTATTTTTCATTGCCGATATCCTGCAAATAGCTCAGCCGAATGTTTTCCGACAGTTCGACGTATCCCTGTTCGACCGCTTGGCTAAAGTCGATGATGACCAAAGCAGACTTTTCCATAAGCCTTTGTGTCGGCTCGTCTGCGTGAGCGTAGAACTCAGCTACCTTGCCAAAGTCAAAGACCGTGTGCCTGTGCGCGGCATGGATTAAGAACTCGGCAACCTCTGGGGGAAGTTTTGCCTTGTTGATTTCGGAAATCAGTTTTTCGCTTTTGGTGCTGTCGCACAGTTCTTTGGGTTCTGGCTTTGTTCCCGTGATCTCGTAGCAGGGGGTTTCAATGCGACGAGTGTATGCGTTTTCTTCTGGGTTCTCGCCGTTCAGCAATCCGCCCAGATACTCTTGATCAAACCCAACCGCCTCTGGATTGATGCCAAGTTCAGAAAGCCCCTGCAACTCGCCAGCCAGAAGTTCATTGTCCCACTCAGCCAGTTCCGCCATGCGGTTAATGCTGATCCGCAGAGCCTTGATATCAGCCTCGCTCAAGTCATCACACAGCACGACCGGGACTTCTTCCATGCCGAGGTGCTTTGCGGCCTTTACGCGCAGATGCCCGTCAATCAGCGAGCCGTCAGACTTCGCCAAGACCGGGACGCGAAAGCCAAAGCGTTTGATCGCGGAGGCTACCGCCTCGACAGCGTGATCGTTCTTTCGGGGGTTGCCCGCATAGGCGATGAGTTTATCAAGTGGTAGTGTTACGGTTTTCATAAATGGCTTTGAACAGGGTCTTGTCGCGCCACTCCTCCAAGAGCTTCTGCGCGAGGACGGGGTCTTGCGGGTTGACCTTGGCGGCGAGGGCCGCAGGCATGGAGGCGGCAAGGGTGCGAACGTCTTGCAGGACGGCGCGGAAGGTGCGGTCGGCGTCTTCGATCTGAATGGTGCGGCGGTCGCGCTCAAGGAGGTCGCGCCATTGCCGCTCGTAGGTAAGTTGCTTGGCCGAGTATTGCTGATGCGTCTGCGACCAGCGGCGGGAGGCTTCGATGTCCCCGGAGTGATGGAGGCGGGCGACTTGGGCGGCGGCGTGCTTGCGTAGCTGGCGTTGCTCGTTGAGTGCCTCGCGGCAACTGTCGGTATCGGTGAAGGTCTTGACGGGTTCTTCGATGGCTTCCTCCGCGCGGCGGTTCATCGCGTCAATGACTTCGGGCGGCTGTGCCGGGGCGGTAATTGCGGAAGCTATGGCAACGGCGGCAGTGACTCTGGCCGGGGTGGTTAGCTTGCTCCTCCCGTTCCTTTGCCGCCACGATTGCGCGGCCTCGACGGAATCTGTAGGCATCCCGCGCTGAATGCATTTGTGCGCCCCGTTCGGGGACATTCCCAAGGCTGCGGCAAGGGCGCGGACGGTCATCTTGTCCCCTCCGGTTGTCAACCTGTCCCCCTTTGCGTCGATTAGGGGACACTTAAGAAAATAACGAGAGTCGCGCGCAACCCTACGCTTGGAAAGGGGAAAGGTTTCCTACTTGTTCGCGCTCAACGACTTGCTCCCGCCTGCGCCTCGCATCCTCCCTCGCCACCGCATCAAGCAACTGGAATGTCGCCATGCCCTTCAGCGCCTTCACGATCTTGCTGTATTGCCTTCCGCCCCGCCCGACATTCCTGCCGAGATACTTATGTCCGCTCTGCCTGTATGCCTCCCTCATTTCCCCGCCCTCCGGTATTCCCTCACATCCCGTCCCAACAACCACCGCAAGCACTCGCCCCCATTGCCTACGTCCTCGACCTCGACGCACAGGTCAGAGCATTTGCCGTGATCTTGCAGCGCGTTCATAACGAGGCGCGGGTCAAGGTTGTTGGCCGTAATCCAGTGCATAAGCGTCTGGCTCAAAGCAAAGCCTCCATGACCATCTGCGGTCGCTTATCATTGCGCGTTGATAAGCGCAGATACCGCTCAAGGTCTTCCAGTCGATCCTCGCCGCCGCGCATCCATCCTGTGCCATCACAGGACTCGGCCCCGGCGTCATGTGCCATCCACAAAAGCCGTTCGCTGTTGACCCGCCCGACATGGACGCGGGGGTGCGCTGCCGTCCACATCTTGAGGTTGCGCCACTTCCATTCGGTCGAGCCGCCCACGAAAAGCACATCGGCATCCTGCGGCACATCGACTACCGTCATCCCGTCTTGCACCACAAAGGCCAGCGGCACATTGGTAATCTCGCGGATGCGCTGCGACCACTCTTGCCAGCGCACCTTGGTCGCCTCGGCATCGGCTACCACATCGGGAACGGCCACCCATAAGGGGCGAATGTGTCCGCGCGTCCGGTCAAGGAGGTCGATAAACGCCTGTTCGTCCCATTCGCGCTTGTTGAGCCATGCCCCAAAAGCGCCGTTATCCAGCGCGTAAGGCATCCAACTCGGCGGTTTGCGCCATCCCCCCGGAGAGATTAGCCAACCAAGCCGCCCCGGATACTTGCCGCATAAGTAGCCGATTTGGATTCCGCTGTTATTTGTGGGCATGACCAGCATCGGCAATGGCTTTCAGTCTGACTTGGCACGCACCGCATTGGCCGCACGGATCGTCGCCGCCCGCGTAGCATGACCACGTTTCTTCAAGCGGCACGTTTAGCCGCAACGCAATATCGACCACCTTGGCCTTGGTTCGGACAATGTAGGGCAGATGCACCTCCATTCGCCGCGTGTGGCAGCACCGCAGGGCAAAATTGAGGTGCTTCATAAAGTCGGCGCGGCAATCGGGATAAACCTCGGCATCGTCGCCGTTGACCGCGCAGGAAACCGCCGTGCATCCGTGCGAAAGCGCATAGCTTGCCGCCATTGCGATCAGCACCATGTTGCGGTTTGGCACTACGGTTGGCTTACCGACCAGCGGTTCGGTTCCTGTGGTCAGCGCCGACCGCTCAAATAGCTGCGGCGGCAGGGTGATTTTGTCGTAAGCCACGCCCAGCTTGGCGCAAGTCGCCTCGGCAAAAGTCAGTTCCTTGATGTGCCGCTGTCCGTAGTCGTAGAGCAGGCAATGGGCTTTGTGTCCTTGATCCAGTAGATCGTAAAGCAAGGTGGTGCTATCCAGCCCGCCCGACATGAGATGAGTGAATTTAGCCATATCAGTTTTTGGTCAGAATCACGTTTGAGGTTGGTGTTTCGCGGACTTCGACGCGGGAGAGCAGCGGCAATCGCGGCTGCAACTCGCGCCAAAGCCACGCGGCAAGGTTTTCGGCAGTGGTCGCGCATGGCAGGATGTCGTTGAGGTTTCGGTGATCAAGGGAGGCGACTACGGGCTTCACCACGGCGCTGATGTCCGCGTAGTCCTGCACCCATTCGTTAGCGATTGGGCCGCACACGCCGATTAGCACTTCGTAGCTGTGACCGTGCAGGCGATGGCATTGATGGTTTGCCGGAAGATGCGGCAGCGAGTGAGCCGCCTCAAAGCGGTAGGTTTTAGTGATTTCGTATCTCATAAATTCACCACGAATACTCCGCGCTGGCCGTCTCGGCGTTGGTCGGTGCGTCCTTAGGTCGTTCCAGCGTCAGCGTGGAAAAAGCCCGCAGCGGCCCCTTGTAGCGCCAATGCGGGCGTCCCTCGCCCTTCATGTGCCATTCGTCCGTCATGGCCTCGATTCCGTAGCACCAGCCCTTAACCTCAAAGCCTGCCATCGGGTCGCAGATGACCAGCACATACCGCCGCGCCGGATCGTCGTTGTCCCGCAGGATCAGCGACCCGTTAAGGTGCGGGGTTGACCGCACTTCGATGTCCTCGCCAACGTCTGCTTGGTTGTGGAACGTGTTGATCGCCGGGAGGAACGCGCGGCTAAACTTCCGCCCGACTACCAACTCGGCAAGGATGCCGCCAACGTCACGTGACATGACCTCGACGAAATCGCTCTGGTAGGTCGTGGCGTTGTTCATCCCGCCAACCCGCGCTTCCAAATAGCGAAGCTCGGCAACCTTGACGGCCTCCATGAGTGTGGCGAGGCGGAAGGGGCGAAGGGTTTCGCTCATGCTCTTGCCCTCCGTATCCGCGCAAGTTCCTCGCGCACCTTTGCCAACTCCCGCTCGGCCACGGCAAGATGCGTCTGAGACTCGACGTAATGAGCGACCAAGTTGTCCCGCTCACGCTCAAGGCGCATGGCGTGCATGGTTAGTGCCACGGCAAGCGGTGTCGTGTCCTTGTCGCGGCGGTATCGACGCACCACCGAATCCGTTTCGGGCGTTTGGCGACAGCATGGTTCTGTCTTCATGCCGCCACCCCCACCCCGGCTATGCGCTGCCGCATTTCGCTTATGCTTGCCTTGAGCGCTCGCACCTTTGCCATCGGTTCCGCTTTGAGGCGGCGGTCAAAGCTGTCCTCGACCTGTTCCTTGTTCGACGGGTTAGCTTGGATGCGTTCGATTTCCTTGGTCGCCGCGTCAATGCGCTGTTGCGTGGCCCATACGCTCTCTGACGCGGCTTTTCCGTTCCCGTTGGGTCTTCCTGCCCCGTTGCCCCTCCGGGCGCGAATCTGCGAGGCTCGCGCCATCATGTTCGCCTGCCACTTGACGATGGGGTTGCCGCGATAGTCCGTCCATTGGCCGTAAGGGGTGATGGGTCGGGATTCGTTGTCGTGCCAAATCTCCGTTGCGATGTCGGCCTCGACTCCGATCTTTGCCGCCTCCGCTAAAAATTCTGCAAGGGCGGGGGTCGATTCGGCTTTTTGCAATCTCCCCTCTTCCCTTCCATTACATTCCTTTCCATTCCCTTCCTTTCCCTTCCGTTCAAGGTGTGCTTCAAGCACTCCTTCAAGGTGTGCTTCGCCGTTTGCTTCAAGGTGTGCTTCGTTTTTGCTTCGACGGCGCGCTTTTCCCGACCGCTTTCCGCCCAATCGGCCTGCCTCGCGGCGGGACTGAACCTCGGCCTCCTTGTCGGACGGGTAGAACGTCACGACAAGGGCTTCGCCGTCCCATTGCCACAGGTCGCACTCCTCGCGGACTTCGGCCAAGGTCACACCAGCGGTTTGCTGCCACTGGCGATCCTTCCATCCCGCGCAGCCTTCGATCGTTCCCCCGTTTTCCTGCTCGCAGCAGTAGCACAGGAGGTTAAGCCATGTGCCACGCTGCGTTGGCTCGCTCCCGATGTATTCCGGGGCGCGCAGGGTCGAGGTTTTGAGGTTGAGGTAGATCATAGCGAATACTCCGCGATGCGTTTCCCGCTGGCCGTCTCGACCGTGCGCTCTACGATTGCCCAACCCTCCCGCCGCAACTCATGGACGCGCGCAGCCAGACGGAAGCATCCGAATAGCTCCAGCGCGTCGAGCGGGGTAAGCCGATGACCCTCCTGCAAGAATCGCAGGATGCGGCCCGCTTGTGTCGGGCGCTTGTGCGTCTCAGCAGACGCGAACGTCAGTTCGGGTTGCCATGTCATGGTTCCCTCCCTCCTGCCCGGAGCTTTTCGGTTGCCTCGATCAGCGCGCGGCTGGTCGATTCCAGTTCCCACGCTAACCGCTCGCAATGCTCCTTGAGCCAATCCATGTGCGAGGCAATCGGCGCGTCATCCTCCGGGGCGAGGCCGTCACAGGCGGCTCGTTCGCGGAGGTTCATTGTGAGACCTCCTCTGCGGGCGCAGTTACGTCATCAGCAAACTCGCAGACATAGCCCTCACGCATTTCTTGCGTAATGGCTGGCAGCCAGCGGTTCTTATCGTCATGCCAGAATTGAATTTCCGAAATGACGTTGCCGTTGCGCTCGCGGTCTGCCTCATTCGGCCAGCGTCGATGATTGCGCCAAGGCCGTCTTTGCGGTCGCCAATACCCCCCTGCTCCCTCACAAGCGGGGCAAAGGTTTGTCGGTAGATAGCCGCGATACGCCATTGCGGGAGTCTCGCCGCCTAAGTGCGCTCGGTCTGTCGGCTCGCAGTCGCGGGAGTAATCAACTCCCGCGCTGTTGCACTTCGAGCAAGTCACCCACTTGTCGCCTTCGCGCCGTGGGCCGCGCCAGAAAATGTAACCCATTGTCAGAACGGGACGTTATCGTCCTCGCCCTCCGGTTGGTTGTTACGGTTGCCTGCTGCGCTGCCGCCGAGGAAGCGCCAGTTCCCAATGATCGGCCCGCGCTCACCAGCCTCGCGCTTTTCCTTCGTCACGCCTTGCACGACGAAGCCGTCATCCCCGTAGTCGCTCGCCCCGTCCTTGTTCGGGATGAGGATAGCGTCGAGGTAGGTTCCTTTTTTCCCGGCGTAAAGATCGTCTTTGCTGATTTTCTTTACGTCGATTTTGACTGCGATTTTGCTCATGTTCTGTGTTCTGTGTTTGTTGTTTAGAAGGGCAAATCGTCATCGTCCTCCGGTGACGGCTGCGCTTCGGTTTTTGCTTTCGCCGCTTTCGGCGGAAGATCGGTCGTGCGCGGTGTCGGTTTGCGCGGGGTTTCGTAGGTCACGGGACGCGAGGCCGCGTTGCCGTCATCGTCTTCGGCGGCGATGCCGCAAGTCGCCATGAGCGAGTAACGGCGCGCGTAGGTCAGCGCGGAGCCGTAGCCCTGCGGGTCATTCTTGCTCGCCGGAACGTGGAGCAATCCGCCGCTCAACGTCTCGCCGCTGGTGTGAATGAGGATCGTTTCAATCGTCACGCCGCTCTCGCAGATGTGCGTCCGCTGGAGAAGCGCGATGCCGTGTTTGTGAAGCGCGTCGATGACCGCCTCGACGCAGGCGTCCAATCCCGCGTATTTGCTTTTGAAATGCGGGTTGGTGTTGGTCTTCAATGCGGGGCCGAAATCGGCCTGCGCCTTGACAAATGCGGCGGCGATGGATTTACCTACGCCTCGCACTTCATTGGATGCTTGTTCTGTGTTCATGTGTGCAAATCGCGCCGGGGGGTTGCCGCCTCCCGGCGTCTTTGTGTGGGTTAAGTCCCGCCTGCCCTTGCCTCCTTTAGCTCGGTTTCAAGTCGGGAAATCTTTTGGCGCAGGCCGAGGTAATGACCCATCGACAAGTAAGCCATCCACGGTTGCCCGTTGCGCTTCCATGCGATGACAGGTTCCTTTAGCCCTGCGTCCTTGGACGCTTGATCGTAATACGACCGGAGAAATACCTCGCACCGCTTCACTTCAAAATGCGTGTCGGCCAATTCCTCGCAAACCACATCGGGCGCGGTCAGTCCGCCACGGCAAGCCGTCTGCACGCCACGGCGGGCGGACGCAAATCCATGCTCGCGCAGTAGCTCGGCAAATTCGCGCTCTCCACGCTTCCCCTTCTCGCGGCTCATGCGGCTCATTTCTTCCGCCTCCCCTTGCGAAGCACTTCCGCCGCCGCTTTGTAAAAATCGCGCTCTGCTTCAACCTCGGCCAAACGATGCAAGAGCATGACGATACTTTCCGCCATGCTGTCCTCGGCAGTCAGAGCAGGGCCAAACGTCACGTTCCCCAAAACGATCTGCTTGGCCCCGCTCATAGTTCGTGCGGCTCCTCCATGCCGGGATAGGCTTCGCGGCGATATTGACGAGCCAGCGTCAGCGCGTCATCTAACGCGAGCGTGAGGCGGCTATTTTGCTCACGTAAAAGCTGGTTCTGCTCTTCGACCACGGCCAGCTTGCGGCGAACGTCTAGATAGAAGTCCTCCATTTCCATTTCCCCGCTCATTTAATGTTCCTCCCGTCAAGTAGCCGCGCCCCCGGCAGCAGATCTTCCGCCCATTGCTTTGCCCAAGGCTCGGCAAATATTGCCGCCGCAAGGACAACGCAGTTCGCATAAAGGTAATCCCGCTTGCGACCGCACCGGATCGGGGGCGGGACAACTTCGTCCGCGCGATCAAAACGGGTGGCGAACGGGCGGCGAGTCTTTCGGCCCGCCGCCCGCGTGTTGCCCTTGGGCGCACCTTTGCCCCACCCCTTCGGTCGAACCTTGCCAAGAAAAGGTTTCATCGTAGTCCCTTGGTCACAAATTCGATGAACATGACCAGCCCGACCGCGAGTGCAGTCAACAGCAACATCGCGGCGATTGCCTGCTCCGGGGGGTCGTGTCTCATCGGGCTAGCCTCCGCCGCAGTTGCGCGAGTGCCTTGGTCACGCGGGCGCGCAGTGACGGCGCGCGGCCTTCGCAAACGCGGTCCATCAAGCGGCCAAGTGCGACCGGATCAATACACGGTTGCCAGCCGAGGTTGTCGGACAACTTCATGCGCGGGTCGATGCTCATTTGCGCGACCTCCGCGTGCGGGGTTTGCGTGCATTTTCCTGCGCGAGCAGGCCGTTGATGCGGCGGTTCGACAACTCCCGTTCCGCATTGATGCCGCACGATTGGCCGATTTGATAGCCGCCCAACCACGCGAGTCCGATCACGCCCATTGCCGCGAGCGTGACGATGATGACGTTTAGGTAGTCCATGTTTTTGTTTGTTCTGTGTTCGTCGGAGCGGCGATTGCCGCGCCGGAAAGTTCGGCTAATGCGCCTTCGATGATGGTGCGAATTTCGCCGCTGACGCTGCGATTGTTGGCTCGCGCACGAAGGCGAAGAACGTGCGCTACGTCTGCGGGAATGCCGCTGACGCCGATAAAGACGGGCTTTGTTTTGCGAAGGGGCATGGTGGGATGCCGTGATTTATTTACCAAAAGGATTACCCAAGGGAATCCCCCGTGTAAATACTTTTTTTCATCTTTTTTTACTTTTTTTCAAAAGGGGGTATATTGAGGGGGTGAGGCGAAAAACTACGCATCTGATCTTCCGGGCTACGCCAGAGCTAAAGCAGGCCGTCGAGCGGGCTGCGGAGGCGCAGGGGTTAAAGGCGGGAGAGTGGATGCACGCCGTGATTGAGCGCGCCGTGACGGGGGGCGTGATGGTTCGCCAACACGTGACCTACGAGGTCATTGAACCAAAGATTACCTTAAAAGCTGCGGAATCCGGCAAACAATACCAGTAAAGTCAAATCGCATTTCTGACAATATCCTTGTCTTTT